GCGACATCAAGATCTTCATCAAGGTCTTGAACTCTGACACGTCTCCCTCTAGCTCCGAAAGGCAACAAGTCTTCAATCACAACAATATTCATCTCGTAATTCGGTCGTCCCACAAATCTTTCCTCAGCATCTAACAATTTAGGTCGCCCAATCTTATACCATCTTACCCTGGAAGTGAGCAGTTGTTGATACCAAATCTTTTCTTTCCACTCTGGAATCACAAAAACACCATCACCGAAAGGCCATTCGCGACACTCATTCAGATCCTTAAGTGATGGAAACACCAAAGAATCACCCAAATCCTCTTCAGACTTCATGTCATCCTGAATAGAATCTAAAACTTCTCGAATCTCATCCTCCTCAATCATCAAATCAGGTTCCACGAATCGATGATATGGTTTCACATGCTTTGCCTTCATCACCAAAGTAATCGCAGGATTACTCAAATCTCTCAACCGAAAACTTTTTCCTCCTTGGATGACTTCTTCAACCATGAAATTTCCTTTCCAGGTCTGATCCAACTTTCCTGTTCGCTTCTTATATCTCGCAACCAAATCTCCAACCTTCAGTACCTCAGTCACCCGATTGGAATTCAACTTCTCAACCACGTCAGGTAGTATATCCCAAGCCTTTGAATAATCTCCATCGCATCTGATACGCAATAGTTTCAAGATTTCACCATTCATCCTTTCCACGATTCCATTGCTCGATGGCGGTCAACACATGACGAACATCAAATTGATCCAACAGACTTTGAAACGCATCTGAGGTAAATTCTGGACCATTATCGGATAAAATTGCGAAAGGCACAAACTCGTTCCTAAAAAACGATTCCACCCAAAAAACCAACTCGTCTGACGAAATTATCGGAAATGCCCACAACATTCGATCCTTCAAGTCAACAACGACTAAAACATCCATTTCATCCGAAACATGAAGAAAATCCATTCCAATATATTCTCGACTCTTGTCACATCCATACCACACATAATCAATAGTCTTCTCCGAGAGTCGAACTCTTCGACTCTTCCCATACAATCTGCACCAACATTCCGAAAGGAACTTCTTATAGTCCTTCGCATCATCTCCCTCTAAGTTTCTTGATGGACGCACATCATGGAACTCTCCATGTAATTCAACAAACTCAGATCTCGCAAGTAAAGAGACAGATTCCTTTTCATTCTGGAACAGCACACTTCCATCTCTTGACAACCAATCCGCAAACTGATTTCTCTTCCCTTCGACATATTTAACTTCAAAATCATAATCCACCAAAGAAACGTTATAGGATTCCAGTTTCTGGTTTGGCATCTCAGACTTCCTCAGATTTCCCATCAAATAACGCAAAGGCTTATGATCACTGAATACAATAAACTTTCTTCCCAAAAGAAAATCCCGACATTTCCTCACAGCGAACTTAATCGCTAACGCCTCCTGATCAATAGTTGACCAAACTCGTTCATTCGCCTTCAACTTACGCGAAATACAAAACACTGGATACAGATTACCTTCCTTCTCCTCAAACAAAACTCCACCAACCGCCAAGTTTGAAGCATCGGTAAACAACCGAAACTCTGGGTCTTCACTCGGAAAATACCTCTCATGATGAAGTTTGATTCGCTTTTTGACCTCAGTGAAAGATTCTTGCTCAGATAATCCCCAATCCAATTTCTTCGACTTCGAGTTCTTGGATAAGTCATACAAAGGTGCAGCCACCTCAGCCAACATGGGAACACAACTCCTGTAGTAATTCACAGATCCCATGAATGACAATATCCCATTAAATGTAACTGGTGGGGGAAATTCCATAATCCGAGACAAACGTCCTTCATTCACTCGAATTCCTTCCTTAGACACATCAAATCCAAAAACATCAACTGATTCCTGCAACAATTGCATCTTGTCCAATGATATCTTGGCACCAAACTCCCTCAAGCGTTCAAATACCATCTTCGTATTTACCAAAAGTTCATCAACAGAAGTCGCGACAACAACTATGTCATCGACATAAACAATGCAAATCGTTCCCACATAGTCTCCCAAGATCGTCATCATCGCCTCTTGGAAGAGTTGCATACTGTTCACTTGGCCCATCATCAACCTTGTCGGACGCACCTTCCGAAATCCTACTGAAATGGCAAGGGCATTCTTACTCCTATCCGATTTCAGAGGAACTTGGTGATAACCATGGTATAAATCCAAAGTCAGGAAACACCGTCCCTCGGCCATCCACCGCAACAAATCCTCAACCCTTGGAATAGGATAATTCAACTTGTAACATTTCTTGTTCACGTCCCGATAGTCCACGCACACTCGAATTTTCTCCCGTCCATCGCGTTTCCTCTCAAACTGGAGAACTAATCTCGAATTCCAACTAGACTGGCACTCCTCGAACAAGTAATCTTCTTGTTCCATAAACTCATCAATTGCCTTCTGTTCCTTAGGACTCCACTTCCTCCGGTAGTTTACCACAGGACTCACTCCTTCTTTCAATCCGATATCCACTGGAGGGACTTTCAACGCCTTCGTCAAATCATTATCGAACAGCTCACTGTATTCCATCAGCAAATTTGAGAAATCATTCTTGACATCATCATCAACGTTTTCCTCGACCATCTCAATCTTTTTCTTGATTTTGCTGTGTATCTCCAATTTCGACATCATTCCCACTTTAGAGTCAACGTCGATGGTTTGAGACAGATCAATGAAATCCATGTTCATTTTGCAATCAATCCAACCCAGAATTATATCCGCAGGACAATCAGTCACTTTACACTGAATTATTCCCCATCCCAGAAGATTCAACTCAGCCATTTCTGAAGGTGAAAATCCATCTCCATTAATCATGCGAATTCTTTCCGATGCTCCTTCCACTACAGGAATCTTGAATTCCTCAACTATTTTTCGATTCACATAGGACAAATGGCTTCCAGAATCAAAAATCGCTCTCAATTTAACAATTCTTCCTCCAATGTCAACTTCAAATACTTCTCCTGGCAACTCACAACTTTTCCCAATATCATATACAGGAACCGCCGATCCACTAATTTTCGACTCATTTTCCCCATTTGATGAGCTCTGACTCTTTGATTCCTCTTTGTCGCTACCTTTAGCAACACCTGGACACTCATTCTTGTAATGCCCCTTCTGATTACACTGAAAACATGTAATATTCCTTTTCTTCCATGTAGCTCGATCATCTTTTCGAGTCCCGGATACAGAAGTCTTTGCTCCACTCGACTCTGATTTCGAAGATTTAAACTTACCTTCTTGTTTGGAATTGCGTTTCTGGCCTCCACCTCCCACTTTTGGAAATCTCTTAGCAAGTTCGACCACTTTCGCAGTTGTCGAAGGCTCGAATGCTTCCAACTCTGGACGATCCAATGCTTTGCAAAACTTATGCAATTGAGTTCCCAAATCCCAATTACCTCCTAAAAGGCAAAAGTACAAATATTGTTTCCGCCAACGAATCTCGAATTCCCGATATGTCTCTGATGGCTTCATCGTCATCGACTCCAATTCATCCATCGATTCCATCATTGTAATACTGGCAGGGAAAACCTCATCCATGGACTTCACCAATGATTCAAATGTTGACACAACATTCCTAGAAGCATTCACACGCAATATCAGCGTCAACTCATCCTTAGCCAATCCAGCCAGGGAATTCTTCAGAAGAATCATCTTCTCCTTCTCACCCAAGTCATATTCCAAAGCCAAGACCTTGAAATCAGCAATCCACTGAAACCACTCCAGATTGTCATCAGATCCTGAAAACTTGGTCATCTCAACCTTAATTTTCGGCAAAGCCAGAGTTCTACCCATGATAGCTTTCTCCCTGGGTTGTTCCTCCACAACCTCATACAAGCCACCAATTCCAAATGTTCTTTCTGATACTCCTTCAGAAATCACACTTTCTACCTCCGAGACAACTTCATCTTGTCCCAAACCCGAAGAAGGTGCCTCCTTTAAGTCCCCGTCAAGACCCTCGATTCTTTTCTGCTGTGCAACAGCCTTTCGAATCGCTTTCCTCCTCATCAGGATTCGGACATTGAACTTCTTCCAATAGGCCTTCAACCCTTTCTCCAGGTACTCTTCCTTGATAATATTGCAAAATTCCTTCCAGCCGTCGTCATCCTCGCTCAGCATACGATCCATAAACTCCACCCCTGTGAGTCCTAGTTCATCCTCGATGACCTGGTGACTAACCGCCACTGCCTCGTCATCCTTACCGCCGAACACCTTGAAGATCTCTCGCCATACCTCCAGACCCACTCCGTTTGGGCTCATAACCCATGTTAAGTCCTCCGCAGATAGCATGTTTGTTGTTGAATGAGTCGTTGAGTGTTTTAAGAATTTTGTATTATGATTTAAATCTACTCTCACACTAGAATTTATACCATGCCACGTCGATCCTGGGTACCCCAAAATAGTTTCCGAAATGGTTCCCCAAAATTAATCTTTCCGGGGCCGGAATTCCGGACCGGCACGCAACACTCCTAAACCGGCTCTAAGTCTCTTTTTTCTCACCGGAGCTTCCCCAGATCCATCAACAGCAAGGTTTCTCTTACTTCTTCGCCTAGGAGCGACATCAAGATCTTCATCAAGGTCTTGAACTCTGACAC